ATGATTGTTGAGCCGTTTCCATTCATATCAATGATGCGCTAAATACACTACTATGGCACAAGAAATCCAAATTGGCAATGATCTGTATGATCTGTTAAACACTCGTAATTTTGATGTGGATATCACTGACGAGCGTGGGCAAGCAGCTGATCCTGCTGACGGCAAAGTTTTTAAGTTTGATTGGGTATCATCTAACGGCAACAACTATGGCACCGCAGTGATTGTGGCCGGCGATGAAAACGAGCTCATGCTGTTTTACGGTGACAATCTTGGCAAGGGCATGGCGCCTGAAGACAAAGATGAGTGGTTTGGATTCATGAAAGAACTCAAAGATTTTAGTACTCGTCACAACTTCAATACTTTTAGCCCAAAGAATATCAATGCTCTCAAACACACAATGACTGGCATGGCTGCCATCAAAGAAGGTTTGTTTGAAGGCTACTATGGCACACGCAAAATCAGCTACATGGGCGAGCAAACTGATGCAAGATTGGTAATCAAACACAACCGCATGATTGGCGAAAACGACAAACGCTATCGCTATGTAGAAAGTTTGTTTATTGAAACTGTGGATGGTGAACGTTTTAAATTGCCATTTGTCAAATTGGTCGGCGGCCGAGCCATGCTGGAACATGTGCGCCAAGGTGGCAGACCCTACGATATCCGTGGACAACACATCACAGAAACTGTTGGTGAGATGGCAGTGCTGTCAAGATTCCGCAGAGCACAGCAAGGCCGCATGTTTGAAGGTGTTACACAGCAACTGGTTGAAAGCGCCAATGTATATTACGAAGCCCTGCAAAGCAATTTAAAACACCTGGCCACTGGTCGCGGGTACACACATTATTTTGAATCTTGGACACCAGCAGACATTGGTGAACAAGAATCACTGGTAGAAGATCTACGCAACATGTTCATTGAACAAACATTGGACACAAGAATTGAACAGGCCTTGCCTACCTTGGCCAAAATACAACAACGAGGAAACGCTATGAAAGAAGCACAAATTTTTGAAAACTGGGTAAACGGTATCATGGAAGGCACATGGGCCTTGCCAGACAATCCAGAAGCACAGGAAAAACTCAATCAACTCATGACCGGAGAGCTGATTGTTGGTCCAGACGCCACCAACGCTACAGAACTACTGTACGATGTCATAGGTGACGATCAATTGTTTGATATCCTTGGCAACTTGGCTGACCGTGATCCTCGTGCCAACATTTGGGATGACTCAGATGTGCAAGCTAGATTGGCTGAACTAGGGATCCAAACACCACAGAGTTCTGAAGCTGAACCTGCTGATGTTGCACAAGACACCGCACCTGAACAAGGTATGGCTGAGGCTGCTAAATGGCGTGACCCTAAATACAAGGATCGCTTGTACACTCAAGAACCAGGTGACAGTGACGAATATGATGATATTGGGTACGGCTACGATTTTCCTGAACGACCAGAAAACGATCCTGGACAAAAACGTAGAATGGGCGGCGTAGGTAGTGCTTATGATCGTACTGATCCGTTAGTGAAGGGAGCTGGCATTGGCCGTTCAGGCATCGAACATAGTATCAACACAGCTGGTAAGAGAAAAGGCCTGCCATCAAGAGATCAAATAACCAGTCTAAAACAGAGTATTAGAGATATTAGCGGCAAACACCCCCGCCCAAATCTTCCTGAGCAAGGCATGGCAGAAGCAATTCCGGCTGCTGGAGTAGATCCCAAAGCAACTCAACAGTATGCTCAACAAATTGTGCAGACATTGCAACAAGCAACCGGTGCAACTGTAAAAGATTTTCCAAATCAAGACGGCACTGTTAGAATAGTAATAAACCCAGATCCTAACGACCGTACATATCCGCCATCACGTGGATATATAGTTCCAACAGGTAATGACGGTGCAACAATGCAAAATATTACCAAAGCAATCAATCCATACTATAATACATTTAGACAAAAAGGTTGGAGATTTGATCAACCTGTAGGCGGTGCATTTACAATTGGTATTCCAACACAACAAGCTGTGGCCGAAAACGCAGAACTGAACACCATGCTGAAATATGCTGGTGTGCCAATGAAAGAAAGTGTGTTGACAGATTCAACTGGTCACACCATGGATCACATCATCAAACGTTTCACCAAAGAAGTTGCAGACTTTAAAGAACGCGGCGATTTGGATGATGATCTCTATCATGCACTGTACGACTATTACTTTGATGACATGCCATATGGCACCAAAAAAGCCAGAGATGGTGATCCGTATGAGTGGGTGTCTGATCGATTTTATGCTGATTTAGGATTAAGCGAAGGTTGGAAGGGCGAACTTGCCGGCGGAACATTAGGCGGTGTTGGCGGAACAGTTGCTGGATCTGCATTAGGAGCTCTTGCAGGCGGACCAATTGGCGCAGCAATAGGTGGCGTGGTAGGTGGTGCCGCAGGCAGTACTGGTGGCGGCATGCTGGGTCGCAAAATGACCAAAGAAGGCTCTTGCAACTCAACCATGGAAGGTGAGTACTGCCCGGAGCATGGTTTAATGGAATGCGGCATGTACGAAATGGGCACAGTAGCCGGTGGCATGGCACCAGTAATTGGTGAAGCACCACAGGACGCAATCAACTACAATGGCGCGGTTACAGGCAGCTATTACGAGTCTGACGAATTGGCAAGAATAAAATCACTGGCTTTGCTCAAATGATATAAATACACTTGACACCAAGGCAAATAGCGCATATACTACATGGTGTATGCGCTTTTTTGTTTGTGCGTCACAGGCAACAAAGATCTAATTTTAGATAGGCAACACATAGGCAACTTTTTAAGGAGAAATAAACTATGGCATCTTTAGCAGAAATCCGAGCAAGACTACAGGCAGCTGACACAAAAGGCAACTCAAACCAAGGTGGAGGCGATCGAGCAATTTATCCACACTGGAACATGGAAGAAGGTCAATCGGCCACACTACGCTTCCTACCTGACGGTAACACAAAAAACACATTTTTCTGGGTCGAACGAGCAATGATCCGATTGCCATTCAACGGCGTCAAAGGAGAGATGGAATCAAAACAAGTATTCGTACAAGTACCCTGCGTGGAAATGTGGGGAGACGCCTGCCCGGTACTGGCAGAAGTTCGTACTTGGTTCAAGGACAAGAGCCTTGAAGATATGGGTCGCAAGTACTGGAAGAAGCGTTCATACTTGTTCCAAGGTTTTGTGCGTGAGAATCCCATTGCTGATGACAAGACTCCGGACAATCCCATCCGCAAGTTCATCATTGGGCCTCAGTTGTTTACTCTAATCAAGGGTGCATTGATGGATCCTGAACTGGAAGAATTGCCAACTGACTTGATGCGTGGATTGGACTTCCGTATCACCAAGACACAAAAGGGTGGTTTTGCTGACTACAACAGTTCCAAGTGGGCTCGTAAAGAGTCGGCACTCACAGAAGCTGAACAGGCTGCAATTGAAACTCACGGCTTGTATGACTTGAGCACATTCCTGCCCAAGCGTCCCGGCGACGTTGAGCTAAAGGTCATCAAAGAGATGTTTGAAGCATCAGTAGATGGACAGCCATACGACACTGAGCGTTGGGGTCAATACTTCCGCCCTGCTGGCGTGGCAGCACCTGGTGGTGCCGCTGCCGGTGATGCAGAAGATACTCCGGCACCTGCTGCCAAACCAGCACTGAAGGTTGCCGCTCCGGCAGCACCTGCGGCTGAGGATGCGTTCGATGAAGAACCAGCACCAGCTGCTGCGCCAGTCACAGCAGCCAAGCCAAGCGGTAATGCTCAAGACATCTTGGCCATGATCCGCGCTCGTCAAAACAAGCAGTAATCTCTGCACTAACACAAGAGGGCAACCTCTTGTGTTCTTCTATTTTTATAACAGGTGATACATGGGAAAACCATTTGACGTAAGTAAGTTTCGTAAGGAAATTACCAAATCAATCGACGGCCTATCGATTGGTTTTAATGATCCAACAGACTGGATCTCAACAGGCAACTATGCACTGAACTACCTGATTTCAGGAGACTTTAACCGTGGCATTCCACTGGGCAAGGTAACTGTGTTTGCTGGAGATTCTGGCGCAGGTAAGAGTTATATCTGCTCGGGCAACATTGTGAAGAACGCACAAGAGCAAGGTATCTTTGTGGTGTTGATTGACAGTGAAAACGCACTGGATGAAGATTGGCTCAAGGCACTTGGTGTTGACACAAGTGACAGCAAATTGCTCAAACTAAGCATGGCCATGATTGATGACGTGGCCAAAACTATCTCCACATTCATGAGCGACTACAAGGCTCTGCCAGATGGCGAGCGGCCCAAGGTCATGTTTGTAATTGACTCACTGGGTATGTTGTTGACACCCACTGATGTGAATCAGTTTGATGCAGGCGAAATGAAGGGTGATCTAGGACGTAAACCCAAAGCTCTCACCGCCTTGGTGCGTAACTGTGTGAACATGTTTGGTTCATACAATGTGGGTTTGGTTTGTACCAACCACACATACGCCTCACAGGATATGTTTGACCCAGACGATAAAATTAGCGGCGGTCAAGGTTTCATTTACGCCTCATCAATTGTAGTGGCCATGAAGAAGATGAAACTCAAAGAGGACGAGGACGGCAACAAGATCACTGATGTCATGGGCATACGTGCTGGTTGCAAGGTTATGAAAACACGCTATGCCAAACCGTTTGAAGGCGTGCAAGTTAAGATTCCTTACACAACAGGTATGAGTCCGTACTCAGGACTAACTGACTTGATTGAGAAAAAAGGCCTGCTCAAGAAAGAAGGCAACAGTCTGGTGTTTACTACCAGTCATGGTGAAATCATCAAGAAGTTCCGCAAAGGATGGGAACGCAACGATGACAACTGCCTTGACACTGTGATGAAAGACTTTGGAAATATCAAGGAAGAGGTAAGTACCGGCGAGGAGGAAGCAGAATGAGTGAACATGTGGCAGCAGAAATTTGGGGAGAGCTCAAGCGTTATGTAAACACAGTTGACCGCAACGAAGCAGCAGAGACTGTGGTTCAAATTCTAATGGACAATGACTGTGACGCTGAAGATATTCGTAACGCATTCAAAGGTGATTCAGACATCAAACGAGCACTTACTGTATATCTTGACAACGACAAAGATTACTCAGAAGACGACGAAGAAGAGGATCCTGAAGAAGAGGATCCCAACGAAGACGACTGGGAAAATTAATGTGGTATAGTCGAGTAGTTGCTAATCTTGATGCTATTCCAGATTTTATAGCACACTACGAGCGTGAAATAACTGACGCTAAAAAAGACTGCCGCATTGCTGGAATTGTTGAAAAAAACATAACAGCACTTCCTGGCATTACTGAGTTTAGATACAACCAGCTTCAAGAAATTGAAGCTGTGTTGAACTTCCTCAATATCCAACTGCGTAAGATCCGCAGAAAGCATTTCCAAAAGTATCTGGAAGGCTATGCCCGTGCGCTCACTAGTCGCGACGCAGAAAAGTATGTGGATGGCGAAGATGAAGTGATTGATTACGAAACCATAATCAACGAAGTGGCATACCTACGCAATCGCTGGTTGGGTATCATGAAGGGTCTGGATACCAAACAGTGGCAAATGGGGCATGTTGTGCGGCTAAGAACTGCTGGCATGGAAGACATCCAGGTGTAAATACCTGCATGAAAATTGTACTTGTAACTGGCGGCTTTGATCCGCTACACTCTGGGCATATTGCCTATTTCAAAACCGCCCGCACTTTAGGCGACATGCTGATTGTGGGACTTAATTCAGACGAATGGCTGACTCGTAAAAAAGGTCGGCCATTCATGCCATGGACGGAAAGATTGTGTGTGATAAACAATCTTGCCATGGTTGACGAAGTGTACACATTTGACGATGCAGATGGTTCAGCTAAAGAGTTTATCCGACAGGTTCGAGCACACTACCCTGACGCAACGTTGATATTTGCCAATGGTGGTGATCGCACTGACAAAAACATTCCTGAAATGGATGTGATAGATAGCAATTTAGAATTTGCATTTGGTGTAGGCGGCGAGGATAAAAAGAATAGCAGTTCATGGATTCTTGAAGAATGGAAAAAGCCCAAGACCTCGCGAGCCTGGGGATACTATCGTGTGTTACACGAAGTTGGCGCCAACACCAAACTTAAAGAACTTACTGTGGCACCCAAAACTTGTTTGAGCATGCAACGGCATGACCGACGATCAGAGTTTTGGTTTGTGGCTGAAGGTGAAGCCACGGTGTACACACTAGATTCCAGTACAGATAGAGACATCAAAGATCACCTAACTGTGCATGAAGCTACTTGGATCAATCGCAATGAATGGCATCAATTGTGCAACGAAACAGACCGTCCACTCAAACTGATTGAAATACAGTTTGGGGAAAACTGTGTAGAAGAAGATATCGAACGCCGATGAAAGATATTATACCAGTATTTGTAGGATACGATCCTAGAGAAGCAATTGCATATCACACCTGCGTAAATTCTATTATTCGAAATTCAAGCAGACCTGTTGCAATCATTCCAGTTGCACTTAATTTGTTCAAGGACTACAGCGAAACACACACAGACGGCAGCAATCACTTTATCTACACACGATTTCTTGTGCCACATCTCATGCAACACATAGGTTGGGCAATATTCATTGACGGTGATATGATTGTGCGTGGAGACATTGCAGAACTTTGGAACTTGCGAGATGCTTATTCAGATGTAATGGTAGTCAAACATGACTATAAAACCAAGATGACTGAAAAGTATTTAGGGGCCAAGAACGAAGACTATCCACGCAAAAACTGGTCCAGTGTGATACTGTGGAATTGTAACAGTTATCCTAACCGAAAACTTACTCCTGAGTTTGTGCAAAAAGCTACAGGTGCTGAGTTGCATAGATTCACATGGTTGGATGATGCTCGCATAGGCGAACTGCCTAAAGAATGGAATTGGTTGCCCGATGAATACGGGCCAAACCCCGACGCCAAGCTCTTGCACTATACCTTGGGCACTCCATGCTTTCACGAGTTTGCTGACACTCCACAAGGTAACGAGTGGCACAAGGAACGCTTACTAACAGAATATTGTCAACAGAGAGATATATGAGTGAAGAAGATGAAGAACTGTTAGCACCATTACCTCAGCATGTTTTAGACATGGTGCCTCCTGACATACACAAATTGTTTAGAGATATCTTAAAGTATCGAGTTGATGCTGCTGGCGAATACTATGGTGTCACAGCAGATACTTTAATTCAATCCATACATGGCCTAAAACAAGATACAGTTGCAGCTATTGCCACAGAACCAGGAGATTTCAAGTATAAGGAAAAAGGACACATGTACGATCCCATACTACAAAGTTTTGTACAAGGGGCTGGCGGAAGAATCAGCAATTGGACAAAAGAAGAAAATAACATGACTCCGGTGGTACTACGAGGTATTACCAAACGCAAAGAGATGGCAGTGTGCAAACAGCAAGGCAGAGATTTCTACTATCTTGACACTGGTTATTTTGGTAATGGTAAGAAAAAAACATTTCACCGCATCACCAAAAATGATGTGCAAAATTTTGGGCCCATAATTGACAGACCAGGCGACCGAGTTGCTAAGTGCAATCTTCAACTTACAAAATTTAGACAAGACGGCGCCAAAATTTTGTTGGCCCCTCCTAGCCAAAAACTGTTAAACTTGTATGACATCGATCTTGAACAGTGGATGAATCAAACCATTGCTACTTTAAAACAGCACACTGACCGTGAAATAGTGGTCAGACTCAAGCAAGGTCGGTCAGTACGACAAACCACCGACACCATGCAAATGGCTCTGCAACAAGATATCTGGTGCCTGGTCACTTACTCAAGCATTGCTGCCGGCGAAGCACTGTTGTGCGGCAAACCAGCTATTACTTTGGGTCCAAATGCCGCTGCCGCATTATGCAGTCAATCATTATCAGAAATTGAAAATCCAAAAATACCCACGCTAGACGAAGTAGAAGCTTGGACCAGGCACATTGCATATTGCCAGTTCACTGAGCCAGAAATGCGCGATGGCACTGCATGGAGAATACTGAATGACCATTGATGCAGTGGTTTACATCAGTTCTGTTGCCAATCCTCGAAAACATTCTAGAAAAATTGAATGTTTGGAAAGTTTTGCTGACGGAGTCAAAAATTCAGGCGGTAATGTAGTAGTAGAGTGGGATTACAAATATACACCCAGCAGACTGGCTGTGATGTTGGGCTGGGCAACCACAAACACTGGTGGACCAAATATAGCTCTACGTAAACAAATTATTGCTGAACAGCAACGCCAAGGTTTGAAAACAATGTGCATTGATGCCAGTTGTTTCAAATATCTTGATGATCACGGAACTTATTTGAGATACAGCATTGGCGGCCCATTTTATGATCGTGCAGAGTATGCCAATCACAACAGCGATGCTACCAAGTGGAACGAAATTCGCAACGCTATCAATGTGCCCATGATTGAGCAACCAGTAGTTAGGCCAAACGGACATGTACTGATCTGCATGCAGAGAGACGGAGGATTTGCAATGAAAACATTGGATCCTATTCGATGGCTAGAAAACAAAATTACATTGATAAAAGAATACACCAAACGACCAATAGTGGTAAGACCACACCCAGGTGCTTATCGTTTGCAAGACTTTAGAAAGTTTCGAAACATACCTAAAGTAACAGTGGTAGATCCAGCAAAGAGTTCATTGTTGCAAGATTTGCAAAATGCTCATGCCGCTGTGTTTTTTAACAGTTCTGCCAGTGTGGCTGCTGTGTGCGCCAACATTCCGGTGTTTGTTGATGATCAAAGTTGTGTGAGCTGGTCAGTGGCCAACAAAAACATTGCCAATTTAGAGTCACCACAGACCTTTGATAGATCGCAATGGATCAACGACCTAGCGGCTGCACACTGGTCGGATGCCGATGGCCGCAGTGGGCAAATCTATCAAAAGTTCATGCCTTTTCTACGATAACATCGTAGTTGTAACCTAGAACATGCGGCCATTTGTGAGTTTTATCAACTACTGAAATCTGTTCGCTCACGACCTTTACACCCATCACTGTTGTTAATTTGTTTCGCCACCAGTCTGGACTCTCCACAATCAAATGAGCATTGCGACCATCTGGTAAATTTTTCTTGGCAGGATAGCAAGCAATTCTAAAACAACCACAACGTTCCATCAAATGGTTTATGGTTTTGAATGTTTCTATTAGAAACTCTGGCTCAATGTGTTCTATAGCGTCTGTGCTGATAACTGCATCAAATGTCTTGGTGGGCAATTTAGCAAAGCTGGCATTGCCAGGGTCATATCCAGATAGCACAATGTTTGGATGATGCTGGCCAATTGTGTCTAGTAATGCGCCATGCCCGCATCCAAAATCTAGCAGTGTGGCAGGCTGATATTGATTGATAAAATCTTTGACCACAGTGTAGGCTTTGGCGCCATGATTAAATTTACCACCACTGTGCATGCTGGCCAATTGTTTTTGGTATTCTTTGTCAATTAATGTCATTTTTTATCCAACCCATGATCCAATCGTCTTTGACTTGATCCAGTCGAATCATGCCCCAAGATTCCAGTAACCCAACAGCGGCAAACTGTCCATAATCTTTGCTGTATGCATCATGCGGTTTTTGTTCTATTACCACAATAGGACGGCAGCGTTTGACAGTTTGTTCTGCACCTTGCAACACACGATACTCAAATCCTTCGCAGTCAATTTTGATGTAATCAACTACAGGCAATTCTAGACTGTCCAAACGTGTGATTTTTGTGTCGCCCGCTGTGCTGTTTGGATCCACATGAGTATGTCCTGTGTTGCCTTCTGTAATGATCATTTGGATCATGCCTTCGTGGTCTCCCAGTGCAATTGGCTCAACAAGCAAGTTCTTGGCAAACACATTGCGTTCCAAGCATTCTCTAAACATAGCAACAGGTTCAAATGCAATCACTTGTGTAAAATGTTTTGTAAGGTCACGACTCCATAACCCAACATTGGCACCAATGTCTAAGGCCACACGTTTTTGTTTTACATGATCAAAACTTCGACGTCTAACTTGGTACTGATATTCAGTTGGTCCACCCTTGCTTACACTTTTGGCTAGCATTTTGGGAAAGTGATCTTCGGTGTCTGGGAACCACCACCCGTGGCTTTCATACATGTTTGGTTTCCTCTAATATCCTTGCGGCCGTGCCATCTCTAAGTTCTCTGTTGTGGAATTGACCATAAGCTAAATGACAAGCCCATGCACGCACCAGCTCCAGATCTGGGAACCAAGGATCTTCAATTTTGGCTAGATCTCTGTTGGCAACTGGATCTGCTGCATTGCTTGGAGCACAAACAAACGCTGGTACTCCTTCCAGCACCGACTCTGTAGCGGCAATACTGTTATATACAATTACAGCATGTGCATCTCGTAACAAACTGGTAAATGGTACAGCTTCTCTCGCCTGTCGATTTTTGTTTCGTTCACGTATCACAATGGGTCTATCTGTGTGTTGTTTAACTGTTGCTACAGTTTCATCTAGCCATTGTTGAGCTGTGGTACCATACACAATACAAGGTTTATCTTCAGGCATCACAATCACAATATCAGACCCACGACGCCGTGCTTTGATATCAATATTAAACTGTTTCCATCTATCATCTGGCCTGGAGATAATTTTTCCGTGTTGCAAATTGTTGTCTACTATTCGATGCCACATTTTTACACCATGTGGATTTCTAAAATTAGCTCTGTTGCCAAAGTATCCTGTGTCCATGTACCTAAATGGTCTGTTGTCTTGCCAGCAGCGTTTGAATATCTTGTGTTTCATGATGCCACGTAACACAATAGGATCATTGCTGTCATCATAGTTCCACGTTTCCAACTGAGTAGTGTGACACTGACTGCCTTGTGCAAACATCTCTATGTATTGGTCTTCGTTATTTTTGTTAAGGTAAATCCAGTTCATTGCCAATATGCCTCTGTTCGTTGGACTTTTAAGTCACTAGCAGGACTGCGTCCTGTGGCCTTGCGTTTGCCTTTGAGATGATCTAGCCAGGCACCCCACTCTGAATTGATTAAGGGATGGCCTTCGCCTGTGATCAAATGGCTTGACCAATCAAGTTCTATCAGTGGCAAGTGACTTCTTACTGCATCAAACACAAATGAGTCATGCCATTCGGCCAGAGTAAAGATACCCTGTTCAGCATTATCATAGTATTGCTGAAACTGTGTTAAAAAATCTCTTGTGCGTGGACTTTGAAGATTCATAGCGTACAATCCGCACTCGCTGAATTTGCCGCGCCGGCCTAAAAAACAAAGATCCACGGTGTCCGGACATAGTCTTGCCAAATCAGATTGAGTGATTGCACTATGGCACACAGTGTCTGCGTCCATCCAAATCAGCCAATCAGTCTGTGCATTTTTTGCACAATGGAAAATGCTGTAGACCTTGTGAGCAAATCTCACAGCGTCCCATTTGAATCCTTTACCTGAATCTTTGCGTTTTGATCTAACAGGATCAGCACTGACATCGCCATTGGCCCGGGGAACCCCTTGCCACTGTTGTTTGAATGCAGAGAGCTCGGTAACTACATCAATATCACGTACTTCAAGATTAGGTGATGACTCAGTTACTTTGCATCCTTCGGCATACACAACTAGATCAACTGGCCAATTTTGTAAAAATGTCTGTATCATGCGCTGGCCGTACTTTGCATAACCATCCGCGTTGAAAGTGGTAATTACAGTGTATTTCATCTCACGTACTTATGATCAATAACATAGCCTATTTTCCTTCTCAATGTGCCCAAAACAGTAGGCCTGTGATGTCGGCGGTTTTGGATCTTTTGCAATCGCGCGGCATACAAACACAAGAAAATTCAATGACTGCTGATGCGGCTGTGATTTGGAGTGTGCTTTGGGCAGGACGCATGGCACCAAATCAAGCAGTGTACGAGCACTATCGCAGTCAAAACAAACCAGTGATTGTTTTGGAAATTGGTGCGCTGTATCGTGGGCAGACTTGGAAGGTAGCAGTAAACAATATCACAAGAGATGGATACTACGGACATGAAGAAAATTTAGATTGGGATCGACCACGCACATTGAATGTCAGCCAGGCCATAACTTTTAACTCCAGTCCCAATGTAGTTATTGCTGCTCAACATGCTCGCAGTTTACAAGTCTCTGGTATGGACATGACACAATGGGTATTGGATCAAATTAAATTGGTAAGACAGCACACTGATCGGCCCATCAGTATACGCCCGCATCCACGCAATCGACTGAACTTGAGTCAGTTGCCGCCTGACGTCGCAGTGGAACAACCGCGGCCGGTTGCTGGCACCTACGACAGCTTTGACATGCGGTTTAACTATCATGCAGTGGTCAATTACAATTCAGGTCCTGGAGTGCAGGCTGCTATTGCAGGTTGTAGGCCCATTGTGCATGAGAGCAGTTTGGCGGCCCCGGTAGGTATGAGCATGGCCAACATAGAAAAGTCTTATGACATCAATCGAGATAAGTGGCTGGTAGAGATCTGCCACACTGAATACACACTAACTGAAATACGCACAGGAACATGGCTAAAAAGAATAGAACCCGCACTGATCAAGTGACTGATTGCGCCTGTGTGATACACAGCTCGGGCTACGATTGGATTTACGTTGAACGATTGCATAACATGCTAAATCGTTGGCTGCCTGGCGGCGCAAGGCTACATGTGTTCACAGAGCATGATAGGTCAGTGCCGCCACATATGGTAAAACATGTACTGGAAGATTGGCCAGGAATTGCTGGGCCCAAAAAGTCTTGGTGGTACAAGATACAGATGTTTAATCCTGCGCACCATCTGGATGATTTTTTGTACTTTGATTTGGACTGTGTGATTGTTGCAGACCTAACCTGGATAACCCAACTGCATACTGATTACTTCTGGACTCTCAAAGACTTTAGATACCTACAGCGTCCTTCATGGAACAATATGAACAGCAGCGTGATGTGGTGGAATGTTTCAAAATTTTCTTGGGTTTGGGACGAGTTCAATCGGCAAGGGCATGATGCTGTGATTCGGCGCTGGCAGGGTGATCAAGACTTTATAAATGCCACTATTGATCACAACAAAAAAAGATATTTTGATGTAAAACGTTTTCAAAGCTGGCGCTGGCAAGCCTGGGACGGAGGCATGAATTTTCAATTGAGAAAACAAAACACTCCAGGGGCTGGCACACACATTGATCCAGACGCATGTGCATTGGTGTTTCACGGCCAGCCCAAACCACATCAAATTCAAGATCCCGTAATAGAAAATTTTTGGAAATGAAACCTCAACTACCATTTTTAGAACTCATGTTGAGTTCAGTTTGCAACCTTGTGTGCCAAGGGTGTAGTACATACAGTGACATACCCAGTCGCGGATACACACCTTGGTCTGAAATTCGATCCTGGCTGGAACAATGGCAACAAAAGTTTGATATTGAAGACATAGGACCCATGGGTGGCGAACCGTTGATATATCCTGACATCATGCAGTTGCTTCGGGACGTGAGATCTATGTTCCCCAACAGCAAGATACGTTTTCCTACCAATGGGTTGTTGTTGCACAAACACTGGGATGTGGTTGATTGGTTGTATCAAGATGGTAATGCCACACTAAAAATCACAGCACATGTAGATCATCCTGAACTTGAAACCAGCATTCAACGAGTGTGGTCTGCGTATGATTGGCAACCAGTGCATGAATACGGCATAGATCGGTGGCGTACCAAAACAGGTTTGCGATTTCAAATCAACCGACCAGAAATTTTCACACAAACATTTCGTGGCACATACGAAACTGCACATCCTTGGAATTCCAATCCCTCAGCAGCTTTTGCCAATTGCCATCAAACCACTTGCCCTTTGCTGTACCACGGAAGAATATACAAATGCAGTACCAGTGCGCTGTTGCCAGATGCGCTGGCTCGCTATGATTCTCCCAACAAAGACCAATGGGATCAATATTTTGACAACAACACAAACGGCAGTGTGGGATTAGAAAGCAGTGCAGAAGATATTCAACAGTTTGCTGATAACTTTGGCCAACCACACATGATCTGTCGACAATGCCCTACCAGTCAAGATGATTGCTATGTGCCACATTCACGATTGGTAAAATTTAGATGACTGAAGATTTCAACCACTTTCAAATGAATAGATTGATCAACCGGTACTTGCAGTTGCCGGACAACAATCAACTGCCACTGTCAGTTGTATATGTGCATGTGGGCTCAGACTACTGGGAAAGCCAGTATGAATTTGTTAAAAATTTTGTAGAAGTACCATTGGATCACTATGTGGTAGTGCATGTTAGATTTGAAGGATTGAGTTTTTCTGCCAGCGGACTAAGAAACTGTATTGAACAATTGATTGCGCAACAAGGACGAGACGACTCAAAGATATTTGTGTTTACTCCAAACAACATGACACAAGATCATCCTTGGGTCAACTTGTTTTACAATGGTTTCAGTGAAATCACTGATGAAATATATCGTGCTCAAGAGTACCTTGTGCCATCAGCAGAATTGGATCTTGAGAATTTAAAAACTTGGGCATTATTTGTGGGTCGTAAAACCACTGTAAGAATGTTAGGCCTATGGCACTTGACTCACATGCCTGAAACAAAAAATGATTGCATAGTGAGCCTCATGCAAGAAACAGCACCTGCTCATCGTCCAAACTGGCTGCGACTTGAACGATACTATGATCACATAGGTCGTTGGAAACAACCAGATATTGTGCCAGATCTAGATGCTGTGCTTGATTGGATGAAACACCCGCCAATAAACAGCGTTGATGGTGTATGTGTAGGAGATCAGTATATTAAAAATGTTGTTGGTGAAAATCGCAATGCAACATTGATTGATAGTGTGTTGAGTTTTAGAAATCAGTATCTGTTTGAAATAACTTTTGAAACCATGACTGAAGGATTTACCTTTACGCCTAGCGAAAAAACTGTGCGCACTCTGGTAGCTGAAAAACCTCAGTTTGTGTATGCTGCCCCAGGATTTCTTAAAGGCATGCAAAATCTTGGATTCCAAACGTTTAACACACTTTGGGATGAAGGTTATGACAATCTAAGCGGCCCAGAACGGTTTAGTGCCATGTTTTCCACAATTAAAAGTGTGGCCCTACTGTCAACGGCGCAAAAACTCAAATTGTATCAAGGTTCCCAAGTTATCTGCCAACACAACAAACAGGTACTTGTTGATTGGATTAACAAAATAAATAAACGACAGTAGGAGAAAATAAATGGAACTAACGTTCAAATGTCATGCACGAAAAACTTCAAAAATTTCAAATTTACGACCAGCTGAAATAACAATCACCGTAGAAAACCCAGCGTTCGAGCATGTGTCAACGTACCAGAAAACAGTGCCTCCAACACTGAATTGGGTGGCTGGATCCACCACTGATGACAGTGTAGATGTTGTTGTAGATCTTCCAACAAAGGATTTTGGTACCTTGCTAAAATTTACCATAGCAGTCACCAATAATGACCTACTGATATGCGGGTACGAACCTGGTAATTTTCAGATTGTAAGCAATCCATTATGGGACGGTGAACTTGGCCCATATGATATAACAGGTCATGTAGGCGGTGGCGGTACTATGGGCACCGGAAGCCTAGCTATCTTGGATGGACAAACAGTAACATTTGATGCTGATTTGAGTTCTTTACCTTTTGACCCAACATCAGCTTAATTTTAAAAAGGATAACCTCGACTTTGTTTGGGAGTGTATCCAGGCTCGTAAACCGGAACAAAACTACACACCGCAGTATCTGTAGGAATTTTCATTTCACAGTTACGCATGATCAACACAGTCTCTAAGTTGTAGTAATTGTAGTTGGGATCCATTTCTTCTTCCCACCCCCATAAACTTGATGAGTGACTGGCTTCGACATAACCTGAAAAATTATGCCAGTCTCTGCTCCAGGCCAATGGATAATCATTTACCATCATGCGCCACCCTGGCGCCATTTTAGCACGCCATGGCCAAGCAACAATTCTAGGCCTGGCCCATACATATTCATCATTGATTTTTTCAGCCCAACAACTACCATGCAACATTTCTTGCAACAACCAACCATACCTCCAGTGTTTGGTTGCACTGGCCGGAAAAAAGTTATCCATGTCAGCAGTTAATGGTAGAGTGTACCCCAACTGACTAACACCACGCAGTCCCAAACACATTCTGGCTGTGTGGTTGGCATGATCACCAGACTCTGGCAAGTAGCTTCGCAGGTCGCCTTTAAGATTGCGCCACCATTCCGGAAAGAATTTACTGCATGGCATCGGTTCTGGGCAGTTGTTAGCCTGCTCAGCTCGTTCCCAAGTTAAATATTCGTTTACTACAATTTCCATACATTTATGTAGTACTTTTGTATGAGTTGACAAATTAATCAAAGTTTGCTATAATTTAGGCTATGTTATATTTTGCTTATGGAATGAATACCAATCGTGAGGGCATGGCTCAACGCTGTCCGGGCGCACTGAGCCTAGGCCACGCACGCCTGATTGACCATGCCTTCCGCTTTGCCATTCACGCTGATGTGGTGCCTGTATTAGGTTCCTATGTAGATGGTGTGCTGTGGCGCATTGATCAGTTTCACTTGAACAGCCTGGATACCCTAGAAGGCTTTCCTTGGTACTACAACCGTGGGCAATTTGCAGTAGAACACCGAAACGGAGTGGTTGTTGCAGAGTGTTACTTTATGCAACCCGGCAACGATAGCAGTCTGCCTAACCAAAGCTATTTTGACATGGTGGTACAGGGCTACGAGCAACATGGTGTGCCCGCAGATCAGGTGTTTAATTGTGTATACGATAGTATTACATAACCCGCCAAATTAGCGGGACTTGACCAATAAATGGCTATCTGCTACAATAGTGGCATACAAAGAAAGGTAGATATGGATATTCGTGTTCGAGCCGCAGTCAAAACAGTAGTTATTTTAGGTTATGTTGCCCTGATAGCAGTGGCAGTTCAGTTAATACTAAAGTATACACCTCCAGAGATGATTGCACCGGCCCTGGCCACTATTGCTATTGGGGGACTGGTATACTTAATGTATACTATAGTACTAGGTCGATTGCGGTCGCAAGAAATTTTAGATAAAATGAATTCTAAAGGTTGACCAATAATTGCCAATTTGCTATAATACACACATAGACAGCAAAGTTCAACCGCACACCAAGGAGCCAACCATGAGTGCAATTCGTATCGTTCGCGGCGTTTACCGCAACAAGGCCATTCAAAACCAAGTGTTTACTTTGGTGAGTGGATTCCAAACTGGTGCCAAAGGTGGCTATGTCACCGTAGAAAATGATGGTACCTTTCCCAACTGCCCTGCTGCCATCCGCATCAAAGTAGACGGCATTTCAGATATTGAGTATACTTCAGGAGAACATGTGAAAGAAAACACTGTAAAGTTCAAGCCCACTGTGGTGGCAGAGACAGACGAGCAAGCCATGGATCGTATTCGTGAGCGTTTTGACATCCTGCATGAGATGACCAAGGCTTGTGTGAGCGGCGACATCCGTGCAATGATTGTGAGCGGTCCTCCTGGCGTGGGCAAGAGTTATGGTGTTGAGCAAGAGATTGACAAGGCCTGTTTGTTTGACAAACTGGCCAGCAAACGCCTTAAGGCTGAGGTTGTGAAAGGCTCAGCCAGTCCCATTGGCCTGTACCAAACCCTGTACAAGTATTCAGATCCCAATTGTGTGTTGGTGTTTGATGACTGCGACTCTATCTTGTTGGATGACGTTGCACTGAACTTGCTGAAGGGTGC